GACAAAACTGATCAATGGTGGTAGTATTGGCCTAGCAGATAGAGAACGTTTGTATAACGAATTTCTTCATCATTTAAAAAATTCAAATGTATATCTTGAATATACCGATACTAAGTCTAATAATAAAGGACCAGAACTTTTACTTGAATTGAAGAATGATTTAGGTAAAAGTGAAGCAAATATTCCAATTGTTATTGACGTATCCGAGAAAAAGAAAAATAATGATCCTGTGCAAGATTTTAGTATGGGAAGTGGATAATATACGGGAGAAAATATGACGTTTTTTTATAGTTCAGTAGACTTACACTATGACGACATTTTATTTCGTGGGTATAAAGATGGTAAGCGTATTAAGGAAAATATCAAATTTAAACCTACGCTATTTCTAGAAACAAACAAACCAAAATCTAAATTCAGATCGTTAGATTACATAGATTTAGCACCAAAGAAATTTGAATCTATAAAAGAAGCACGGGAATTCACTAAAAAATATAAAGAAGTGAATAACTTCAAGATATATGGTATGCAAGATTACATATATCAATTTATGACGGATATGAGAAAATATTCCAATATTGAGTTTGATATTAATCATTTTAATATTGGATTTTTTGATATCGAGGTTGCCAAGGGTGAGAATGGTTACTCATCAGCTAAGGAAGCTAAACAACCTATTATTACCATTTCATATAAAAGTAGTAAAAATGAAAACTATATGTGCTGGGGATTAGGCGACTATGATCCAGCAAAAAGTATAGTTGATGGTATTAAGATAAAGTATGTAAAATGTAATAGTGAAACTGATTTAATCATCAAGTTTCTGGAACATTGGCGCCTCGATATTCCAGATATTATTACAGGTTGGAATACTGATTTCTATGATATTCCCTATCTCATTAATAGAATTACAAATATTCTATCATGGGAAGTTGCCAAGAGTTTATCTCCCTGGAATATCATTCATGAAAGAGAAGAAATCTATAACGGTAAAGTCCAACAAACATACAATATCGTTGGAATTCAACAATTAGACTTCATGAAGGTATTCAAGAAATTCGCATATTCATACCCTATGCAGGAAACATATAAACTAGATCATATCGCAAATGTAGTATTGGGAGAGAAAAAATTAGACTATTCTCAATATAAAGATTTGTCTGAATTATATAAAAGTAATTTTCAATTATTTTGTGATTATAATATCAAAGATACTCATCTAATAGTGAGAATGAACGATAAAGAAAAACTGTTAGATTTAGTTATCACTATGGCATTTGAAACCAATGTCAATTTATCAGATACATTTTCTCCGGTTAATGTATGGGATCAAGTAATTAATACTTATCTCTATGATAGAAATATTATTATTCCTCCCAAGGAACATGTAAATAAAACCCATCAATATGCTGGTGCCTATGTTAAGGAACCACAAATTGGGAAATATGAACATGTATTGACATTTGACCTGGATTCTCTATATCCACATTTAATTATGCAGGCAAATATTGGACCTGAAACGTTAGTTGATAAATTAGATATTCTAACTAAGATTAATGAAATTGAAATGTCAGATAATCCAAATACAGACAATGATCTTGAAGATTTAAAAACGTTACTAAGAATTGCATCAGAAGTAAATGTTGATGGTATTCTACGTAAGGAGTATGATCTATCATTTCTGAAACGATTAAATCTGACAATCACGGCTAATGGTGCGGCTTATATTAAAGATCAGGGCATTTTCTATGACTTAATGGAGAAAATGTATAATGATCGGGTATTATATAAGAAGAAAATGATTGAGGCAAAGAAAGAATATGAAAAAACTGGCGATATCAATGCTAAGAATGATATCTCACGATTTAATAATATTCAGATGTCTAAGAAAATTCTTCTAAATTCTGCATATGGTGCAATTGGAAATCAGTATTTTAGATACTTCAAGATCATCAATGCCGAAGCTATCACTCTATCTGGTCAAGTAGCAATTAGATGGGTAGAGAATGACATTAACATATATCTCAATAAAGAACTGAATACTGAAAATGTAGATTATATTATTGCATCTGATACTGATTCTGTTGTTATCAATATCGAACCTTATCTTGACGTATATTATAAAGATACTTCCATGTCAAAATTAGATTATTTGGATAAGTTATGTCGTGATAAATTAGAGGAAATTATCAAGCAATCATATGACAATCTAGGGGAATATTTAAATGTATATTCACAGAAGATGCGTATGAAGCGTGAAGTAATTGCCGATAAGGGATTGTGGGTAGCGAAGAAGAAATATGTTCTTCAAGTATTGGATAGCGAGGGAGTTAGATATTCTGAACCTACTCTAAAAATTATGGGAATTGAAGCTGTTAAGTCATCAACTCCTATGGTTTGTAGAAGTATGATTAAGGATTCTATTAAAATTATTCTGAATAAAAATGAGAAAGATATTCAGGATTATTTGCAGGAATGTTACAAAAAATTTAATACATTACCACCCGAAGATGTGGCATTTCCGCGCGGAGTCAATGGCATAGAAAACTACATATCTAGTAGTGGTCTATATGAGAAAGGCACTCCAATTCATGTAAGAGGATCAATTTTATATAATTATCATCTAAAGAAAAACAATCTTGATAAAAAATATCAGAGTATATTTTCTGGCGATAAGATTAAATTTATATACTTAAAGGTCCCAAATACGATTCATGAGAATGTTATTGGTTTCAGTGACGTTCTTCCAGAGGAATTAAATATTCATGAATTCATAGACTATAAACTACAATTTGAAAAAACATTGATAGCTCCTATTCAACACATTCTGGACGTAGTTGGTTGGAATTGGGAATATAAACCACCTATCAATACATTAGCTGAATTTTTTAACTAAAGGATAAATTATGGCAAACCCATTAATAGAAAAACTAATGAAAAATACAACTCTTAAAGATACTGAAATTCTAAGTAAGAGTGATGTATTTCTTCCCAAGAAGTTTTATGATACTAAAATTCCTATTCTAAATTTAGCATTAACTGGAAGTGTTGATGGTGGTATATTCTCAGGCGTAACTATTATTGCCGGGCCAAGTAAACATTTTAAATCTAAAATAGCATTAACCATGTTAAATGGATTTCTATCCGACAATGATAATTCTGTTGGATTAGTATATGATAATGAATTTGGAACACCAGAAGAATATTTTGCTGCATCAGATATTGATAAGGATAGAGTTGTTCATTCTCCAATTATGAATATTGAGGAACTTAAATTCGATATTATTAAACAAGTAAGTAATATTAGTAAGAAAGATGAAGTAGCTATTCTAATTGACTCATTAGGTAATATGGCATCTAAGAAAGAATTGGAAGATGCACTAAAAGAAAATAGTGCCCAGGATATGACTAGGGCTAAGGCACTGAAATCAGTGTTCAGAATGATTACACCTTATCTTCATATGCGAGATATTCCACTAATTGGTATCAATCATACTTACCAAACACAGGAAACGTATAGTAAAGCTGTAGTATCCGGCGGAACAGGGCCATATTATTCTGCCGATAATATTTGGATTATTGGAAGAAGACAAACCAAGGAAGGTGATGATGTAATTGGATATGAATTCATTATCAATATTGAAAAATCCAGATTTGTCAAGGAAAAATCACAATTTCCATTAACTGTTACCTTTGAGGTGGCATTGATAAATGGTCTGGAATGCTTGACATTGCCCTAGAACTAGGATACATTGCAAAGCCCTCTAATGGTTGGTATCAGGTTGTTGACCAGGAAACAGGTGAACTCATTGAACCTAAACGTAGAGCGAAAGATTTCGTAAATAACGATGAAATCTGGAAATCTGTAATGACAGATAAATTCAAAAAATCCCTATCAGAAAAATATAAACTATAATAGCATAGGAAACTAAATGAAAGAATCTTTAATTATTGACTATCTTATTGGTAGTCAAGATTATTCTCGTCAAGTATTACCTTTTCTAAAAGAAGAGTATTTCGTATCTATTGCAGGAAAAACGTATTTTAATATTATTAATGATCATTATCTCAAATATAAGACATTGGCTAATAGTAAAATATTAGAAATAGAATTAGACAATCTAACTACATTAAATGAAAATCAATATAAGGAATGTGAATCATTTCTTCAAGAATTAAATAATAATGATACAGAATTTAATGTTCCCTGGGCCATAGATAATACAGAAAAATATTGCCAGGATAGGGCCGTTTATCTGGCCATTATGGATTCTATCAAAATCATCAATAATGAAAATAAAGATTTTGATAAAAATGCAATTCCCAAGATATTAGAAGATGCATTGGCTATTAAATTCTCCAATAATATTGGACATAATTTTCTTGAAGATTCCGATGACAGATTTAATTCATATTTAACCTGTGAGGAAAAAATTGAATTTGATCTAGAAATGCTGAATCTAATTACAGAAGGTGGATTTGAGAGAAAATCTATTAATGTATTCATGGGTTCAACTGGCACAGGTAAGACATTATTAATGTGTCATATGGCCGCTGCGGCATTTCTAAGAGGATATAATGTTCTTTATATTACAATGGAAATGGCCGAAGTAAAAATTGCCAAACGAATAGAGTCGAATCTTCTTAATATTCCATTATCTGACCTATCAAATACGACTAGAAAAACATATTTAGATAAAATGGATAAATTAAAAAGTAAGAGTATTGGTAAATTAATTATTAAGGAGTATCCAACCACTGGTGCCAATGCTTTACACTTCAAACACCTTCTAGAAGATTTAAAAATTAAGAAAGGGTTCACGCCGGATATCATTTTCATTGATTATATTAATATTTGTTCAAGTTCCAGGTTAAAATCCCATCATGCATCAAATCCATATATTTACATTAAGTCTATTGCCGAGGAATTACGTGGGCTTGCAGTAGAGACGAATACATGCATCATTAGCGCCACACAGACGAACCGTGCAGGCTCTAGGAACAGTGATGTGGAGATGGATAACACTTCGGACTCATGGGGCCTACCACAGACTGTAGACTTCATGGCGGCACTAATAACAAATGATGATCTTGCATCATTACAGCAAATATTAGTTAAACAACTGAAAAATCGTTATGCTGATAATGACAAGAATAAGAGATTTGTATTAGGTATTGATAAGGCATATATGAGGTTATATGATTGTGATCAATCAGCACAGGAAAATATCATGGAAGATAATGATACTCCGGTAATGGATAATACACGGTTTACCATGGATGATACTAAAGACAAATTTAGTAAGAAGAAGACTGGAAGTAGAAAAAAGTTTAATAATGGAAAATCATTGGAGGAATTTGTAAATGACGTATGAGATTATTGATGAGTATAAAATTTATGAAAATACTACAAAACAAATTATTCATTTTGATACAAATAAGAAAAATGCTAGAAAGTTAGTGAATCAACTAAAAAGAGGGAGTGGCTTTAGCGGCAACACTCCCTCTTTCTTTTCTAATAATTATTCAGAATCTAAAAATAATATTACCTAAATATAAGGTAATATTTTAATTGAGGATAAAATGATAAATTTTAAAAAATTTTTAGTTATTCGTGAAGAGTTAAATTTAAAAGAAAAACAACAAGTTAGAACCTGGAAACGTGACCCAGAGGCATTATTACATACTGATCATTATTTCGGAAAGGGTAATGATGAAATAAAAGAAATATTACCGAATAGTATGAATAAATCAGAAATACATAAAAAAATTGAACGTCATTTAGGACAAGAAATCCATATTGATGATTATAAAAAAGGTATCATAAAAGATAAATATAATAGAGATATTAGACTCGGTTCTTTTTTAAGACAAAATAAAATATCAGAACATCTTATTAATTCCTATGCTACTGATGGCACTAGACAAGGCAAAAAATTTACTGGTTTAACAGTAAGAACAACACGGTCACCAGAAGGTGTAGCTGGTCAAACCTCTCATAATCAATCATGGGAAAATGAATCTTGTAAAAATTTCAATACTGGTAAAATGAAAAAACATTTACCCCATGAAGTAGAACATGGGACAGTTGTTTCTTATTTACATGATCACACGGGAAAAGAAATATCTAGAATAACTATGCAACCTTATATTGGCAAAAATGGACATAGAATATATCATGTTGATAGTCATTATGGAATAAAGCATGAGGGGTTTCATGAACATGTTAAAAACATCGCTAAAAAATTAAGCTCCGATAAAGTGGAATTATCAACGTATAAAGTTCATCCTAAAGTATATTCTGATTCCGGGGAAGAAGAAATATATCATCCCAATTTAAGTCATAACCAAATACATCATATTATTGATACTGGTTCAGTAAGTGATAAAATGACCATAAGTGATCATGATAATATCGATTCTTCTCATATAGATAAATTACTTGATGATAAAAGTCCATTAGTAAAATATAATTTAGGTAGAAATAATAAACTACAATCTTCTCATATAGAAAAGATGTTAAAAGATGATAATGCAAAAGTAAGATATTATGCTATTAAACATAAAAATGCCGAGCCACATCATTTTAAAATGGCCCTAAATGATGAAAATGAAACAGTTAAAAATACGGCCAAATCTAGACTAAGCGATACTGATTCTTTATATAAAGAACTAACTCAATAATATGTCTAAATTCATATATGTTATTTCTGCTGCTAAATCTAATAATCCACCTTGTAAAATAGGGATAAGTGACAATCCTGAAAAACGAGTTAAACAACTCCAAACTGGTCATCCAGAAAAACTAGAAATTAAATTTATGAAGAAATTAGAGAATGCCAGACTTTATGAAAAGTTACTTCATAAAGATATGAGTTATATTCGCTCACATGGAGAATGGTTTGATCTATCAGTTAAACAAGCAATAGATCAAATCAATTTCACTCTTATACATTATGAACAATCAGACTTGAAATATTAATCCACAATATGTGGAATGTAATTAGGTGACATATTGTGAATCATTTCATCTAGATTATAATATCTGTGAACGATAAATTTAATAGACGAAATTAAATCATATGGATTACGAAAATTACTATGATCCCATTTTTGTATTGGCGTATATGCATCCCCATGAGTAATAAAAAAATCGTTCCTCATTCCCATAATGTAACGATCTTTACCACTCACTTCTAAATACATCATATATTTTTTATTTGTATATTTCATATGACACAAAAAATTCAAGACTTCTTTAAATTGTTTCTTAGTCATCATTACAATTGACTTCCTGTAAAATTTCAGTTTTACCAAGATACTCTGCAACACTCATAGATTTATTACAT